CTTGGTACGCGCCCATGGGATCGAACCCTGCTCATACCGCTTATAAGACGGCTCCTTTGCAACCAGCCGGGCTGGCGCGCGCAGGAGCTTTATATCTGGTACCCCTGGACGGTGCTATAGCCCGTCCACTTCATCACCGAGAACTTCCCCTCAGTGAGGGGTGCAAATTGGTGGAGATGTCCGGAGTCGAACCGGAGTCCGCCAGAGCATCGTCTGTGCGATCTACTCAGCGTCGAACCCATCTCATCCCCTCAAAAGTGTCCCCCCGATATTTGCTTGCCTTTGACAGCACCTTTAGCCTCGGGAGCACGGCGGTACTAGAACAGTGTAACATAGCGACCGAGCATCTTGTACCCCGTTTTACTCGGTGAACGGCCCCCATTTGGACAAGGCTGGGGTCCAACCTCGTAAACGCGCCCGGCGTCCTGCCGCTAGACGACAGCCACCGAGGTGGCCGATGGGATTCGAACCCACGTCTCCAGGCTGCTCATTGATCAAGGTGCCATCTTGATCGAAAGCGCCAAGCCCATACCATGTCGGTGGCTAGCCAACATTTGAAGCTCGGAAGCACGATAGCCAATCGTCTTCCTGCTCGGTAGTGCTTGGCATCTCGTTTGGTGGCGGGAGCGGGATTTGAACCCGCGATCTCCAGGATATGAGCCTAGCGAGGACGGCCACTCCTCTATCCCGCTACCTAATCTATGATGCCAAGGTTCGAAGGCGTTGGTTGGGTCCGCCCTCGAACCTCAGGAGAAAGATGAATGTACCCGCCTAGGATAACACAACTGTCAAGCCTTTTCATCAAAAATTTTCGGTATCTTCGTCGAGAATCCCGCGGCCTGTGGATGGCCGCCGCCGCCATATCTTTTCGCAACCGACGAACAGTCGAACTCGGCCCGAGAACGCATACCCCATTGGCGTACGCCATCAGCGCGATCCATGTAATACGCCGCGAACTCCGCGGTCGGATGCAGCTTCAACAACCGCGTCGCGACTTCACTGAAGTAGACTGTCGCGTTCACAACCGGCACCGTGTAGCCGCCGACCTCCAACATGATCGCCTGCTTGCACATCTCGGTTACCGCGGCCTCGTGGCTTCTCTTGATCGCGGCGCCTTCCTGCTGCGCGACAACGAAGTCCATCTCCAGCGTCGTAGCTAGGTTGTCCCAGTTCTCATGCGTCATGGTGTACGAACGGATGTACGCTCGGATCTCTGCGGAGTCTTGGAGCTCGAACCGCCAAAGGTCATGCTCGCGAATGTATTTCACCAGCTTCGGAGCCGTCTCTTTAGGATGGAAGAACTTCCACGCGAGGCTCGCGCCACTCTCCTCCATATCAAAGTAGGCCCACTCGAGCCCGTGCAGCTGTGCCTCGGCGGTCTTGTGGTGATCGAGAACGATGAGGTCCCCGCCTAAATCCTTCAACTTGTCTCGAAAGTCAAGTAGGCTATTTCTGTCAAGTGAGAAATCTACCATCAAGACGGTGGCGGGCTCGATTAGGCTAGTTCCGTTCGCTGGAGGGATCTCTCCCCCGTAGTTGCATGGGAACATATTCCCTTCAGGAATCCCAGCGTTTCGTGCGATCCACGCCGACGTGAAGCCATCGAAGCAGTTGCCGTGGTACAAGACGTGAGTAATACCAGGATTCTCTGGAATTTCTAACATCATCCCCTCCGCCGCATACGTGGCGTCTGCGGACCACCCAAGCTACCACAATTATGAAGGTGAAGTCTACTAGGAAGTGGGCAAGAAATGCGAAGGCGCCATAGGCTCTCCAATGCGCCGACAGATGTTCCAACATTACTGGTCGAATATGAACACAGTTCCGTTAGGTAACTGTAGAATCAACGATCCAGCTCTGTGTGTGGCCCTATCGCACTGCAACGATCTTTTGAGTTTTCCAAATATGTACTCGGGAGAAGCCGAATCCACTTCCACGATCCCGTCCGGAATGTCAGAGATGCTGTATCTCTTTGGAATGTTGGTCATTTTGGCCATGTGTGTCCTCCTTTATAAACAGATTCTATCAACTGGATCGGCATCCGTCAACAAATGTCTCAATCTCCCTTTTATTATGGTCTAGGTAGAATGAGACATCTGTGATAGACTGGTCGACGCCTGGGCATCCCGGCTTAATTGAGCGGCAATTAGTGAATGTCTAGGCCTCCAAACTATGACTGAATCTCGAGATCTCTACATCGAGTACGTCCCGCTTCAGGAGCTTCGAAAGCTGGAACGCAACCCCAAGCTCCACTCCCCAGACATCGAGAAATCCTACGAGAGATACGGCTATGTCGATCCCGTGATCATCGATGAGGGCTCCGGCAAACTCGTCGCCGGGCACGGCCGGGTTGAGAGGCTCGAAACCATGCAGGAGGAGGGAAAGTCTCCGCCAGACCGGATCAAGATGGACTCCACCGGCGCCTGGCTCGTGCCGGTCATCCGCGGCGTCGCCTTCAAGTCCGAAGAGCAGGCTGAGGAGTTCGGCGTCACATCAAACGCACTCGTCATCGAGGGCGGCTTCGACGAGGCCGAGCTCGAATACCTCATTTCCGAGGTGGGAATAGATCCTATTGGAGTTGATCTCGAACGTGATGTTCAAGATGTAATATCGGAGGTTGATCAGGAGGCCAAGGCGACAGAAGTTCACGCAGAACGTGAAAACGCGCCATCGGAAGACAATCAAGCCGGAGAGGTTGACACAGGGGGTAGTCAAGCTCCTGAGCCTGACCATGAAAAGAAGCTAGACGACCAGCAAACCTACGATCAGCTCCCCTTCGAACTGGAGGGTGTCTACGAGCTCTCCGAGGAAGCCTACTGGCTGCCGGAGGATGACGACTTCGCTATGAAGTGCCTCGGCTCCATCATTAGAACCGAAGACAGTGAGTGGCTAGATATACCGGGCGCGAACTCCATCGGCATCCCGAATCTCCGGCCGGACCGCTTGGTGCAGGAACTTCCCAAGAACCTCACGACCTGGGGCGACCGCCAGTCGACACCGGACGACGGCAAATCGTGGTACTTCTTCAACTATGGAGCGGCGCCGCACCGCGGGCTCCCGCTTGACCGCGCCATCTTCTCGTTCTTCACTCACGACCAACACATCGAGACGTGGTGGGCGACCCCGGCGTACCGTGTCGGCCAGATCCTCCGCGCTGGTGTGAAGAACATCGTGGTGCCCGACTACTCTCTGTGGGATTTCTCGCCGACCGCGGCGCACATCTGGTCGATCTACCGCTCGATGTGGCTTGGTCGCTATTTCCAAGAAGCCGGACTCAACGTGATCCCACGCATCGAGTTCTTTCAACCGAAGTCGCAGCATTTCACGTTGATGGGCATTCCGTATGACGTACCGATCGTCGCAACACAGTTCCAGACTGAATTCGATGAAGAGAATGTTCCATCGATCGAACGCAACCTTCGCGACGCGTTGAAGCTCATCCGTGCGAAACATCTTCTCGTTTACGCTGGTAAGAAGGGTCGCGCGATGGTTGAGAAATTCGATCTCCCTTGCGATCTAACGGTACTGAAGACATCGTCCGAGTTCCGTAAGAAAGAGGCACGCATAAAGGAAACCGATCCACACCTACTAGAGCTTCGTAAGCGGCGGAGGGGAAGAGAGACGAAGCGTGCCACAACACCTGAAAAATAAACACCTCTGTCCGAACTGTAAGAAGATCATAGTCAAAATCGTTCCACGTTGGATGGAAGAGTGTCCGAACAACGTCACGCCATATAATCACTGGAGTAGAAAGACAGTGATCGGACTCATGTACTTCCACGAAGATGGAACGCTTTGCGACGAGGCACTCTATTCTGTGAAGAAGCTGAAAGCCTCTGTGTTCCTGCACCTCGGAGATTCAACGCGAGATCCCCGCATTTAATTCCGGCGTAGGGCTTCCCCTACACACCCCCCTCATGCTATAAATAGCGTGGAGGGAGTATCATGTACGACGAGCCCGTACACATCTGTCTCGGCGCATGTCGGTACCCGGATTTCAAGCCTGGTGACCCAGTTGCGCTATCAGATCATGGCTGGGATCAAGGGCTCGCCGTCAATTACGCCTACACAATTGGTGAGGTCGTGAAGTTTGAGAATGGCCTCCTCACCGTACAGCGTGAAGGTGCTCCTCATCCGCAGGACTTCCATCCATGTTTCTGGGCGCAGAGTACGAAGGAAGATATCGAAGCCGTTCGAAAGATGGAAGAGCAAGAATACTGGAATGATCATGTGCCAGCTACGAACGACGACTTACATTTCAAAAACGAGGAATAACTGATGGCAACACAACGTCAGAGGGTTCAAAAGCAGGGCGAGACTAGGCGTCAGCGTCCTCAAGCAGGGCGTCGTAAGCGTCGTAGAGTTCGGGGCAGAAAGCGATAATGTGAGATGCTCGCTAACCTAGTCCAAAACCACGATGAGGGTGAGCTCGACTGTGCCGGATGCCAAGAACAATTTGGCCCGTGCAGTTGCGGTGGCGCAATTCATTGCGAGTACCAGGAAACGTTTCGAAGAGCGGTCATCAAAAATATAGTGACCGGAAAAGAAACGGTCTCGCATGTAGTTCACGCCATTATCGTACTGGAGTGTGATCGCTGTGACAGCTACGAAGTCGAATGAAGAAAGGCCAGAGGTTACTCTCGAGCCGCAACTAGACCTCTCTCCAGCATCCCGCGAGCCTACCCAGCTCGTCGAACGCCGTCCATACAAGTTCACTCCCGAAGCGCGCCGGAAGATCCTAGTCGCACTACAGATGGGGCATTTTGCCGGAACCGCTGCGTCATATGGCGGTATCGCAAAGCAGACTTTCATAAATTGGGTGCAACGTGGAATGTTGGCTGGGCCAGAGTCTGAAGGACTTGACAAAGAATTCTATGATTTCGCGGAGCTCTGTACGCAGGCTCGCGCGAATAGCAAGGTGGGCTTGGTTGCTATTGCATGGCGACACGCACGTGAAGACGGTAAGGTCGCCATTGCACTGTTGGAGAAACTGTTCCCCGAAGAATACGGACGAAAGACTACGCAGGAAGTGAAGGGGAAGGTCCAACACGAACACACCACGCGGCCAGATTACTCGAACCTATCCGATGAAGAATTAGATCAGGCTGAGGCGCTCGCAAGGAAGGCACGGCGAGAACAATTAAAGGACGAAGCAATTGACGCAGAGATCCTCGAATAATGAGCTACCGCTTCCTTCTCTCAAAGAGATGAAGGAGCTGGGCGGTCCACCGAAGGAGAAGCCTGCTCGCCGTATAGTAAGCGAGACAAGGTCTTCGGAAATTGATCGCGTCCTAGATCTCCGTGCCATCCGCGCAGAGAAGGCCAATCGTAACCTCCACGACTTCATCAAGGAAGCGTGGCATATCGTCGAGCCTAAACGGCCATTCGTTACTAACTGGCACGTCGAAGCCATCTGTGATGCACTGGAAGCAGTTGCACTGAGTCAGATTCAGAATCTGATCATCAACGTCCCTCCTCGTACTTCGAAGTCCACCATCTCCACCATCATGTTCCAGCCATGGTGCTGGACGAAGTGGCCACATCTCCGCTGGCTCAACGCATCGTATTCGGCCGAACTTTCGATGAGGCACTCTTCGCAGGCGCGGAGAATCATGATGTCGCAGTGGTACCGTAGGTATTTCGGCGACAAGTTCGACATCACCAACGGTGCGATCAAAGAGATTGAGAATAGTGCCGCTGGTTACCGCCTTACTACGTCGGTAGATGGTATGGCAACCGGCCGAGGTGGCGATATCATCGTAGTGGACGACCCACACAACGTGAAGGAAGGTCACTCTGATGTCAAGCTGAGGAACGTTCGTACGTGGTATGACGGTACTATGAGCAACCGTGCTGAGGGTGACGTGCGTGACCTGCGTCGCATCCTGATTATGCAGCGCGTTCATGACAACGATCTCTCTGGTCACCTTCTCCGTAACGGTGGGTACGTGCATCTCTGTTTACCGATGGAGTACAACCCAAAGGCCAGATGCGTCGTTCCAGAAATCGACTTCAAGGATCCGCGTACCGATGAAGAAGAGATCCTCGACAAGAAGCGTTTCGATATTTACTGGATCGACAAACGCAAAGGTGAAAACAAAGGTGGGCGCAACCCGAACCTTGTTCTAGAAATGGATTCATGGTCTTGGGCTGGGCAGTATCAACAAGATCCCGTACCGCTCGAGGGTGGCATGGCGAAGCTCGAGTGGTTCGAGAAATCATATTACGACGATGACCCGATGGAAATCTACGAGAAGGCACACAAGGTCTACATGTCGTGGGATATGAACTTCAAGGATAACGAGGAGGCCAAGGGTGATACCTCGTACGTCGTAGGTACCTTGTGGGGGAAGATCGGTCCCAACTTTTACCTCATCGACATGTACCGCGCACAGATTGGTTTCAACGCCACGCTCAAGGCGTTCCAGAAGATGGTCACCGACTATCCGAAGGCGCAGGAGAAGCTCGTCGAGGATCGCGCCAATGGTACCGCCATAATGGCGACATTGAAGAACAAGATCCCCGGAATCATCCCTGTCGACACGAAGAACGATCCGAAGACGGTTCGCTACGGTTCTGTTCTTTGGCTCATCGAGGCAGGGAACGTTAGACTACCGAATCCGGAGACACAGTCGAAACATATCGCTCAGTGGGTCAAGGTCGTCATTGATGAGCTGTGCAGGTTCCCTAAAGCGATGAGAGATGATATAGTTGACTCGATAACCCACGGACTCGTACGGTTCCAAGAAATCATGATAGACCCCTGGGCAGTGCCCACGGGTGTTGGGGAAGGGAACCGTTTCGGAGACCCAGCTAGATGGAGCCCGGAGGATACGCAACACCTAGATATAAACAGCCTCGATGTAGTCCGAGATTGGGGAGGAAGGAGAAGATGAGTGATCTCAAGACAGTAGTCATTGGAGTCTCTGTCGGCGTGTTCGCTGGCATCATTGGTTCGCAGATGGCAACGTGGTTATTTTACTGGTTTCTATCCACCCTAGTTCGATTGCAATGAATTTCAAATTCGGAAAACCGAAAGCTTCTCGCGCTGGCTGCCTAATGTGCAAGCCACACAAGTTCACCGGGGAGGAGAAGGCGAAGTACGAAGATCCGCCTGACGCTCCACGTAAGCCACAGCGGAAGAAGAATCGACGCAAGTGGTGCCGAGGACGGGTCGGGGTCGCGCACAAGCCCAGATGGGTTCCAGACCCCGGCTATCTCTCCTTCGATCTTATGCACAAGAGAGAACCGATTAACGAGCACCAGATCTACGAATGTGAGACTTGCGGAAAGCACCTCGGTTGGCGTACGATCCATCTAGCCTGTGGCCAGGTCCATGATAAGTGGGGCTTTGACTACTATTTCATGAACCGTAAGACAGGTAAGTACGAGAGAAAGCCTTATCCCTGTGAAGAAAAAGCAGCGTAAGCTCAAGAAGAAACGATCTTCAATTGGGACCACAATCCACGTTGGAAGCTGCAACCTCTACTCAGCGTTCTGGTGCTCTCGTTGCGGAACCTGCTACCATTGTCGTCACGAGATAATCAATCGTAAAGAGGCTAACACCATCAAATGGTACCGTTGCCCAGACGGTTTCGAGAAGCCAGCTTATAAAGACGTTGGCCAGTTCGCCGCGCTTCGCAGATCTCATCCTGATCGGAAAGGAATCCAGTGGGAACAATACGTATCGCCATCGTAGGATCTAGAGAGTTCGGTGATCTATCTCGAGTCTCCAACTTCGTCAAGCTCCTTCACCAGCAATACAAAGGCAATCTAGAGATCGTCTCCGGCGGCGCGAAGGGTGTAGACACTGCAGCCGTCGAAGCCGCGCTGGAACTAGGCATCCCGTGCAAGGAATTCAAGCCCGATCCCTCCAAACCGTTCGTAACAGCGGCGCTCGCGCGAAATACCCAGATCGTTGAGTACGCCGACCTCGTCTATGCCTTCTGGATCGTCAAGAAGGGCTCCTCGGGAACCATCGACACGATGCACAAAGCCCTCATGGCAGAGAAGCTTGCGGGGATTTATACGCCCAAAGGTGCCTTCGAAAACATTCGTGTAGACGTTGACAGCTTCGTAAAAAAGGCCCTGCATAGAACCTAACTCCATCTTTTCTCGCATTTCCCTCGCATTTCTCCGGCTAGCATCTTGACAAGTGTGGGGTTTTTCCTGCATCCTAGTGGGTGGAGAAACCCACATGTCCAATAGTACCCCGATAATCAAATCCGCAAGAGCATACCTCAGCAACGATCGTTACGACGCCTACATCGAGAAGCAACAGGTCGAACTGAAATCTCTCAGCATTGGTCAAGACTTCTCTGAAACAGGCCTCAAACTACGTCGTAGTGATCACTTCAGAGAAGTCGGTGCCCCCGGCCTACGCATCTACTCTGGTTTCCTAGAGGAAGAATTCCTCCCCGAGCTCCGTGGTACATTCGCGGCGCGCGTCTACCAGGAGATGCGAGACAACGATCCGACCGTTGGTGCGATGTTCTATATCATGGAGCATCTAATCCAAAACGCTACTCTCACCGTGAAGACAAATGGAGCATCGAATGTTGACCTCGCTGCGCGCGAACTAGTTGAACAGGCTCTCAACGATATGATTGAACCGTGGCAACACGTTCTCTCTGAAGTTCTCTCCTTCATGCCATTCGGTTACTCCTACATGGAAGTGACTCTGAAGCATCGGCGTGGAGAGAATCGGAACCCGAACAAGGATTCAATGCATGATGATGGACTCATTGGTTGGGGATCCTGGAAACTTCGTGGACAGGACACAACATATCGTTGGCACATGTCGGAGACGATGGATGTCGTAGCCCTCGAACAGCTGCCTCCACCAACGTTCGTCAACACAATCGTTCCTCGAGAGAAGGCGCTTCACTTCCGAGTCAAAGCGTACAAGCAGAATCCGGAAGGAATCTCGCTTCTACGGAACGCGTACCGTCCATGGTTCTTCATGAAGAGAATCGAGGAGATCGAGGCGATCGCTGTTGAGCGTGAACTCAACGGTATGCCGGTGTTGCAGCCACCCGAAGGCTACAACCTATGGAATCCGAACGATCCGTTGGCAGCACCGTTGCTCGCTCGTGCGGAAGCCATAGTTCGAAACATACGGTCCGATCGACACCAAGGTGTCGTGCTTCCCTTCGGTTGGGTTCTCACACTTCTCTCGAGTACGGGACAGCGATCCCTCGATACCTCGATTATCATCAACCGGTACGCACAGCGTATCGCAACAGTGGTACTCGCCGACATGCTCCTCATTGGACAGGAGCGTGTTGGTTCGTTCGCTCTCGTCGCGGCGAAGGTTAGTTTGTTCTCGAAGTCACTCCGTTCCATCGCACGTATCGTTGAGGGCGAGATCAACCGCAAGGCCATTCCTCGACTCATCCGTATCAACGGGATGAATGTCGAAAACATGCCGGAGATTAGCTTCGGGCCGATCGATACTCCGGACTTGAAGTCGATTGCGGAGTATGTCAACAAACTCGTTGGAAACAATGTGCTCACTCCGGATCAACATCTCGAACGTCACATGCGCGAAATCGCTTCGATGCCTCCACAGCTTCCACAAGACGCGACTATCCCAGCACAGGGCGATCCAAACGATCCAGATGATGACGATGACTCGCCTGAGGTACCAAACGAAGGACAGCGGCCCGGACCAGGCGAAGACGCGTTCTCTGATAAGCCAGCTTCGCCACCAACCAATGCACCAGCAGCCTTCCCACCGGAA